GTGGATGGGCGAGGTGCGCATGTAGGGCACCGTCATGGCGAAAGAGGGCATGGACTGTTCCTAACGCTAGGCGGACGCGATGACGCTGCGGGCCTGGTAGTGAGTCATGTCGCCTAAGCTAGTATGAATGCCCTAGCCTGCGGGCCACCTGCGGACACAGGATCCCAAGCGACAAAACCACTCGGAATTGCAAAAGAGAAAGCCGAGAGACCGAAGTTGACGGTTGCCAGTGGGCTGAGGATCTGCTGCGTCGTCATGGCGGCGAAAGCGGGGTTGGTGGGAAACAGCCCAGATATGTTGATGCCTCCCACATTGGTCGCGGGATTGGCCGTGCCTGAATTATTCCAAATGCCGTTATTCAGCCGCACCCAGGCACGCGCGTTCACCAGGTCGATGGCAAGGCAATAAATCCCGCCAGACCCAGGGGCGCCTACGCCGCCCCCCTGCGATACACCGTTGAAGTAGATGCTTCCGGCAGGATAAACAAATAACCCGCCCAACGTCGTGTTGCCCATGGTGCCCAGAACCGCGGCAGAGGTTGCTATACCGCACGACGTATCCGCACCACTGCTGGTGATGGACCACGTAACTTCAAAATAGACTTTCGCGCCTGTGGTTACCGAGGCCGTCGAACGCACACCGGAGTCGGCTGCGGTCCCGGTGCCTATGGTCAAATTGCCGTTGCTCAGCGTGATGTTCGCGCTCTTGTCGGCCGGATTCCATGTCGTGCCTGCCATCAGACGCGAGCCGCAGGATGATCGGCCTTATCGTCACTCGAACGAATTGGACGCATCTGCCTTAGACCCGGTTCGTTAATATCGTTATGGATACATCAGCCAATGTAGCGTCCTGAACGCTAGGCGCGATAACTTGTAAAACGTCTCCGACGGCGAGCGTCGCGCCGGTGCCCGCCAATGTCACTGACGTGTTGCTGGCGCTGGTAATCGTTGCGGTCCCGATCGATGTGATCGTTGTGCCACCGGTGATGCGATTGACTGTGAAAACGGACGAGGCTGTTGCCTTTGTCGTGTCATACGCCGTTGCGCCCGCCAAGGATGCGGGAACAACGAGAGACATAGCCATTGGCACGTTGACTATTGCGCCAGCCCCTGGCTTTCCAGGAAAAGGAAAGGCGATAGGCACCAACGCGACCTCTGGTGGAAGCTGAGAAAAAGTTGCTGTGCCGGTCAGGCCGGAGAACGACGTCGTGCCTGGCGGTCCCGTCGCGCCGGTCGCTCCCGCTGCTCCTGTTGGGCCTTGTGAACCAGTTGCACCTGTCGTGCCTGTTGGTCCTGCAACGCCTTGTGGTCCTGGTGGCCCTGGCGGCCCGCGCCAGGCGTCGCCGACCGGATCGCATGGCACGTCAGGCGGCTGCGGACTGCCACCGAACGACGGCCCGCCCGGTATGATCACACCATCAGGCATCAGGCTGCTCCTCGCCGTTGGGCCTCGCAACCATGTGCTCGGGCAGCGGCTCAGCGTGGCGCATGCACTGCTGCTGGATGGCACCGATGAGCTGCGCCACGACCTCGTATGGCGCCTTGCTCAGCACCTGCATTACCATCTGCCACTGCTCGGCGGTGAGCGTCACGGCGATGGGTAGGCTGCGATCAATGGTGGCGCTCATGGCTATGGTCCGATCAGTCCATATGCTGTCAGGTCATCGATCAACGCCTTGACGTGTTCAGCCAGCGCCGGAAGCAGCACAGTGGATGTGGCGAACGTCGTCCGCGTCGCTGTGCCAGTAGGTGCCCCCCATCCGGTCGGCTTGGTGATTGGCACGGTGTTGTTGAAACCAACTTTGGAGACGAACTGGAACGGCACCACGACAGACGCAGCCGTATTGGATACCGCCATAACGTCGGCGCCGTTTGACAAGAACACGTGGGCCGCAGCGCCGGCAGCTGTATAATTCAATCTATTCGCGGTGACACTCAAGCCATAGCCAGCGGTGTGCAAGGCGAGGTGCTTGCTGAGATCGGTGTTGGATGCGCCGGTCTGCGCCCCGAAGTTCGCACCATTGCTAAGCGCCATTGGCGTAGCCACCTGGACGACTCCACCACCGCCAGATGGCACGACTGTCAATACCGTCAGGGAACCGCTTTGATCGCGGATGGTATAGTAACCATCGGCACTGCGCACCCCAGAGGCCCATATCTGACTACCGGTCTGCGTGCGTAGCGGCGGATCGGCGGTGCCAGCATTGAGGGTAAGAACGCCTGTCAATGTGCCGCCTGCCAGTGGCAACAGCCCGGTATCAGCAATATTATTGACGCCTCTGACCTTGAGGCTGCCTCTGTTAACGAGGCCATTCGGATAGGTCCAATAAGACGGAAACCCGCCGTTGGTCCCAGCGGTCCAGGTTATGACCGGTTGCTGATTGGTGCCGCCAGAAGGCAGATAAACCGGTGCGACTGCCTGTACGCCGCTTCCCTGGGTGGGCAGCACCTGCATATTGGTGAATTGCCATCCCGGATCGTTGGTCGAGTATGCCACGACGCCATATATACAAGCGTCAGCGTTGTGGTTGACGCTCCATCCGTAAGATGCGCCGCCTGTGCCATCCTGAATATAGATCGACGCCCACTTGAGGAATGCCCCGCAATTCACCATGGAGACGGCATCGGCCCGGCCGAAGCTAAAGCCAACGCCGTTGTTGTTCATTACCCATGTGTCCATGGCTTGCCACGGGAACAAGCCAACGCAGGAGTCGTAGAATGGGCCGCACCATATGTTGTTGAAGTAGGTCACGTCCTGTGACTGATCCACAGTGACCGCTGTCTTGTAGGCGCCGATGTAGCAATCCGTGACAATGCAGCGCCCCACCTGCACCGAGATGCCAACATAGGCGTTGCAGAGCGTAATGCGACGAACCCGAGATGAGCCAGACATCAGCACCTGAGCGGGATACACATTCGGTGCAGCTGCTGTTGGTGCGACCTGTCCAGGATCATAGATCATCACATCCTGCAAGCAGGCGCTGCTCTGCAATGTGATAAACGGTGTTGCGTGCGAGTTGACGAACAGCGTCGCGCCAAGCGCATTGGTCAGGAAGCCTGGGCGTGGGTCGATCGGGCCAGGTATGTCACCGGCAAGCGTAACGCCCTCAGGTATGGTGATCGGATCGAGATTGTAAAAGCCGGACGGGACACGCACGACCTTCTTGTTGGTCGCGCTGGCCGCAGCAATCGCAGCATTGAATGCGGCGGTTGCGTTCTGCGATCCGTCGATGCCCAACGCACCGTAGTCCTTGACGTTGATCTCGCCTGCGAAGCGATCCTGCACTGAGCGCGTGGCCGTGCTGCCGGTCGCGGTGACGTTGAGCGGCCCAGTCACCGTGCCGCCGCTCAGCGGCAGGAACGGGCCGCCGGTCTGCGGCTGGCCCTGCGGACCTTGCGGACCAGTCGCGCCCTGGGGTCCAACTGGACCCTGCGGCCCCACCCAGCGCTCGGGATCGGGTGGCCCGCTCGCCGTTCCGGGATAGTCGGAATACTGCAGTCGATATGCCATGGCGCCCTCAGAAATACGCCGCCGCCACGGTCTCGCCGCTGGTCGGCAACGCGACGAACCGGTAGATCGAGACCATCGCCAGCGCGGTGTCCTTGGCGTCGGTGTCCATGCCGAACAGCGGCGCAAGACGATCCGCGGCCAGCACGGCGTACTGCGGGCCGACCGGGTCCGGGATGTCGAAAACTGTCCATCGCGCGATGCCGCGCATCACCAGGTCGTCATGCACGGCCTGCACCGCCTGCTGCGCGTTGTCGTCAGCCGACAGCACCATGACGCCCTTGCGCACGCGGCCCTCGAGCAGCGCCACGACAGCCGGGTCGACGCTCTTGCCGAAGCTCGATGCCGACATTGCTGCGGTCAGTTTGGTATATTCCTCGGCGAAGGCGCGCGGCACAGCGTCGCCTGACCACCACACCACGCCCTGCGCATCGAGCGAGGCATGCACGCTCGCGACCTTGTCCACGACCAGCGCCTGATCCGTGGCCGATGGTGTTTCATCCGAGGCGATGACGCCTAGCTCCACCAGCGCCGCGGTGGCGATCGTGGAGGCGGGCACCAACTCGGTCAGTGTCGGGCTGTCATCGAGCGGGACAACCCGCACACCAAGCCGACGCAGGGCCTGCTGGCCGATTGTCCCGATCGAGACGGTCATACGTCAGTGCCTGGCGGGCGGTGGCGGTGTCGGCGCCTCCTGGACGCCCGCCGCGAGGCTCGACATCTTGGTAGCGTTGCCGGCGACGTGCTTAGGCGCCGCTGCCGCCGCAACAGCAGGCGGCACCCACGGCTCACCGGTCGGCGGTCCGCTGGGATTGGCCGGATCAAGGCCAGCGGCAATCAAGTCCGCATCGCGGCCCACGATATTCTCCTCCATGGTTGCCGCGAGCCCGCCGCGGGCGCCTTTGCCGGCGTCGCTGTTGAAGTCGAGGATGACCTGCGCGCCGATGGAGCCCGCGGCCTGAGCCTCCTTGGCTGCCGCCGCAGCCGCCGGATCGACCTTCGGTGGCGCAGGTGGTGGCGTGGGGTGTGTCGTGGTGGACATTGGTTGCTCTCCTTGGCGCTACAGCAGCCGCCCTATGCGGCGTGCATACTCAATCGGGTCGGTGGCTCCCTTCCTGCGGTTACACGGACCGCAAGTTAGTTGGATATTGCTGATCCAGTTCGAGCCACCACGAGCGAGCGCCACTCTGTGATCGACGTGGTAGTCCTTACGGATCGACCTCGCGCAGTAGACACATTTGCCGCGTTGATGCTGAAGCAGCGCTTTGATCTCATCGAGGGTGAAGCTGCCCTCCGCTCCGAGTTCTCTTGCTCTACGAATATGAGAGAACCTCTCCCAGTCTTCGCTGTTGCATTGGAGGCAACTGCCGTTGCTCGTCACCCTCTGGCTGAGGTGATTCCGAATGCATGGCTTGCCGGTATAAAACTTTGGTGCTCCCGCGGCCTTCGCCTGCGCTCTCGTGACGACCAGCCCTGCGTAGTCGGACGGGTCAGGAACTCGCGCTGCAAGTTTGGCCGCTCGTTTAGCTGCGTTCCTGTTCCGTCGATATGCTGCGTGGCGTGCTTGAGTTGCCTTCGAGTATGCGCGCCCGGCGGCGCGCACCTTCTCAATGTTCTTCGCTTTGCTTGCAGCGACGGCGGCTCTTTGCTTTTCGGGATCTGCCTTCCGCCGCTTATCGCTATGGATCAGAAGGCAGGTTGCACAGCCTCCGTTGGAGACCATACGCTGGCTCAGGTGCCCAGCTCGGCGGCACCGTGAACCAGGAAAGAAACGCGTCAGCCCGAGAGCTTTAGCTTCCACGCGGCTGATGATCGGCCCCCCATAAGGGGCGTATGGCTTGGCCACCTCCGATCAGGCGTCGCACCCCGCGATGACCCAGTCTTTGGTCTGTAGATCAATTTCGCGAATAATATCCCGACGAACCTTCTTGCGATCCTCTGCGACGAAACGGGATATATAGCGGCCCGCGAACAGCGCCAGAAGTTGCTCGGCCACTAGATCATCCGCATCTTCAAGCGCGGCATTAATCATGTCGGCGCGGCGATCGAAATCATCCTCCCCAGTGAGGGGCTTGCCGCAATCTTCGCAGTGTCCGTAGTTTTGGTCAGCCATAGCGATGGTTCCTTCATCGTGGTGGTTAGAGGTCCTCGGCGGTGTTCACGCACCGCCGGACCTCGCCTCATTATACCCCAGAAATCGGCAAGATTCCTCAGAAACCACCAGCAACTATAGGTGGTTACGCATCAGCAACAGCACTCGTATAGATTGTCATAATGCCATTGTCAACCGGTTTGGTTGTATCGACGGTAGGGTCTACACCAAAACGGAGCTTCCCGATTCCGCGTATCTCCTGCAACCCTACGCCGTGCATGTAACCATAGTCTCGCGTATTAGTTGTGCTCTTCATCCGCTGCGCCCACGCCACGCCCAGCGCCTGCGCGCCGCACATGAACGAAGCCGCCACGTCGATGCCAGCGGCACCGGCTCCGGCAATCACCGGTAGCTCGGGAATTTCCCTCACGATTAATCCGTCGTAGAGGAGGTCGCCGCCGGTGAACAGTGGGTTGTCGGTACCCCTGTTCCACGCATACTGCAGCGAGGTTTGGATCACGGTGTCGAGCAGCAGGTCGCGGAACACCAGCGACGGCATGAACACGACATACCATTCCTCGTCGTCGTTTACGGTGAGCGGCCTGATGCGTGGGTTAGCGGTGCGTGCCATGCGCTTGGCGAGCGTGAGAATGGCGCTACTCATCCGGTCGCCAGGGGAGGCTATGGTGAGCAGCGCGGTCGCCATGACACCGGAGACGGAGTTCGATTTCAGGTGACCGAACAGTGCGCGGTCGGTGTTGTTGACCAGCCACGCGTTGCGCTGTGCGGCAGATGCTGCGGCGTAGCTGAGCTGCACGTTACCATCCGCGGTGATCGCCCCGAGCGAGGTGATGATGTCGGAGCGCATCTTCTCGAGTTCCCACGTCATCAGCCCCTCGCGGGCTGCCTCACGCAGGTCGACCACGGACTTCTGCTCGTCCCAGTCGCTGACCGCGACGGCGTGGCGGAACGCCGAAACGACGAGGTTCATCGAGCGGAGGTTGAGGATTTCCTCATTGCCCTCCAATATCGTGTTGCCGGTTACCCCGGCTCCTACCAGGCGCCGCATGGCCGGGAACACGACGGTGTCCCCCGCCTTCCTGGTCAGATCCTCCCGGACCTGAATGAGCGAGCCGGTGGCCGTGCCCATGTACTTAGCGAACTGGTTGCGGCGGACGTACTCGCTGAAGAAGTCGCTGTCCCATATTAGTGGCGTCAGTCCTGCTCTAGCAGGAGTTACATTCATGTCGGCCATGGCCGATACTCCATCGGTTGTTGCTGTGTTGCGGATTTACTTACGGCAACGCCCGATGGAGCCCGGCGGCAGCATGACACCCGATTACGCCCGGTGGCGGCGGAACGCCCGATTATCCCCGGCGGCGGGACAGGCACGGCACGGCTACTGGCGACGCTGGTCCCGGCGGTTGTTGTGGCCAGGGAACAGCGCCTCCATCGGAGGCGGCCCGGTGAACGTCGTTGTCGTCCGCCCCGCGACGCTGCGGGCATTGGCGAGCGACGGCGCCAGCCCGGCCGCGGGCGAGATCCGAGCCTCGCCGTTGCCCGGCTGCTGCTGGACCTCTGCCTCCCACTTCGCCCGCGCCTCGGCCTCGATCTTGGCGCGGTATGCGGACGGGTCGTCACCGACATCGCGTAGCATCCGCAGCCGGTCGACCTCGCGCATCATCCAGCCGTAGGGATTAGGCTGGGCATATAGTTTGCCGAACAGCGTCTGGTCGCGCTCGGCCATTTGCTTGAAGTCGTTCACGTACTCGGTGACCTTCTCGTCACCGACCTTATCGCGCAGCCGCTCCTCTGAGTTGTTCAGCCGCTCATTCAGCAACACCTGTTGCAGTCGCAGCGTGAAGCCCTGCGGGTCTTGGGCCGGATCTATTGGCGCGAGCGGCATCATCGGCGCTGGCGCGGCCTGCGGAGGTGGCGGCCTCTTTGCCTCCTCGAGTTGGCGACGGAGTTCCTCGGCCTTTGCCTGCTCGGCGGCGTATTTGGACTTCCAGTCGTTGCGGACCTTCTCGAGCGCGGAGAACGGGACGGTGCGGTTGTCGCTGCCGGAGTGCGGCGCGACGTCCTCCTCCGGCTCGGCCTCAGGCGCCTTAGCGGCGGCCTCTGGGGCGACCTCTGGCGCCTCTGGCGTGTGTTCCGGTGCGGGAGGTGCGGCCGGCGCCTCGGCGCCTTCCTGGGGCGTCCCTGCGGCCAGGAACGTGTCCAACTGTGCGTTGTCTGCCATGTGGTCCTCGGTGGTCTTAGGCGCCGGGCGATCCCTGCCCAGGCTGCGGGATGGGGGTTCTGGCGAGCCTGTTCGTCTGCACCGCCAGATTATGCGTGTTGGCGATCGTATTGATCGCCTGATGCGCCACCTGTGGAATCTTCGCCGCGGTCAGCGCGGTGTCGGCCTGCGTCTTGCGAATGTCGGCCTGCTTCTTCGCCAGGTCCGCCATGTGGTGGGCGAGCGCTACATCGGGCGTCATCTGCTCGGGGTCTGGCTGCTGCGGCTGCAATGCGCCTGGCGGATTATCCGGCGCCACGTTGGGTTGCCCGTATGGATCGGCGCTAAAGTCGGCATGGATGTCGTGCACACCGCGCGCCGCGGAGACCTTACGCTCCTGGGCCAGCGCGAAGTTCGCCGCAGCCTTCGCCTGCAGGTCACCGACCTGCGCCTGAGCGTGCTGCTGTGCCACCTGCGCGACCTGCTGCTGTTGCTGCCCCTGCTGCTGCATGTGCTGCTTCATCATTTGCAGCAGGTCGTCTTTGTTGCGCAGCGACGACGCCGCGATCAGCACTTCGCCCGGTATCAGGTTAGGCTGCATCGACGCCAGCTGCACCAGGGTCTGGAAGTTCTCCGCCTGCATAGTCGGCACGTCCTGACCCTCGGCGACGGTGATATCGACATCCAAATCCGTGATGTCGTTCTCGATGCGGATGACCTGCTGAAGCCGCGGATCGCCTGGCACAAGCTGCATCTGCTGCATCGCCATCGCCCGTTGCTGCTGCGGCATCGCCGCCAGTTCGTCCTGCAGCGTGATTGGCCGATTGATGCCCACCCACCTGGTGTTCTGTAAATCGTCGGTGACGCGGACCCACTTACCGGCGCTCCAGTGTTCCCGCGCCGCCATCCAGCACATCTCGTAGACCTGCCGCGCCCACATTCTGAGCCCGTCCGCCAGCGGCTCGTTCTGCGTCGCCCCACCCGCCTGCTGCGCCAGAATCGCCCGCCCGCTGAGTTCCCGCGGATCGGTGCCGCTCATTGCCGCATTCGGGCCGGACAGTTGCATCTCCTGCACGGCATGCGTCAGCAGCGCCATCTGTCCCTGCGCCATTTGGGTGCCGTCCTGCACCTCGAACTTGAGCCCAGGCATGACCTCGACATAACCGTCAGGTCGGGCGACCTCACGCCGCGCCTTGTCGACATCCTGCACAGCGCCCTGCTCGGCAATCACCTGATGCACCGACATCTGGTGCAGCGCCTTGCTGAACGCCTTATTGATCATGTCCTGGGGCGAGATCAGATCCCGCACCATGCCGTACCGCATATTGTCGAGGTCGGTATAGGCGCTGCGCAGGATCAGGGGGCAGGCCGACTTGCCGTGCCGATCCTTGAACTTGCTGCGCTGCGGCTCAGTCAGATAGCCGGATCGCGTATATGTCGCATTCCACCAGGCGCCTTCCTGCGACCAGTGGCATTGCACGACACGGCAGCGGGTGCGGCTGCTGTCGGTCCATGTCATGTATGCTGGGCGGTCGTCGTACTGTGTCGCGTCACCGGAGCTGAACGATGTATCGATGACATCCTGGGCATCGGGATATGTATCGTGCAGTTGGTCACGATCCATCCAGATGACGATACCCTTGTATCTTGCATCCAGGAAATCATCCTGGCGGCTGTGCGGATCATACCAAATGCGATCCCACGGAACCTGCGTCAGCGTGACATTGGCGCCGCCTTGCCCGTCGTCCTCCAGACCGACCTCGCAGCCGCCGAATCCTTCAACCAGTATCTCGTTGAACACCGCACTGCGCAGCATCGGGAAGTTGTTATCATCGGCGATGTAGCGCAACGCCTGAGTGGCGGCGTCGGCGCGGTCTTCCTCAGTCGGCGTGCGTGGAAATGCCTTGGGATCGGTCCTTGCCTTCCTTTCCAGCCCGCACAGCAATTCGGTCTTGCGGCGACAATAGTTGAAGGTGATAGGCGGCTGGTGGCGGGCGTGCAGCACGTCGAGTTCCGCGCGGGTCCACTGCTCTGCGTTCACGTAGCGCCGATACATCTCGGAAGCCTCGCGGGCGTCCTGCGATGACCGCTCGGCTTCCTCGAACCACTGGATCAGGCGCGCATGCTGCTCGTCGATGTCGCGCGGAAAGCCGGTCTCGCTGCCATTGAGGTGGCGAACGGCGGCGGGCCAGTCATTATGGCGGTCAACGATGGTGGTTAGGGACGTGCTCATGGGCGATCCGGGGCGAGAGTATGAGGAGGCAAAAAGTGCCTACCTGGCAGCGCTGGAAAGACTGGCGAAGGCCAAGGCCGCGTTGCCGAAAGATGGGCCACTGATGAAATCCGATCTGATGCGCGAGGCCGCGATAGAGCGCGACATGCGGATTGCGGAGAGTTACAGAGGTGGCGTCACGAACGCCCGGCAGCTTGCGGAGCTGCATGGCGTATCGGTATCTGTCGTAAGAACGGCGTTATGGCCCATCAAGCATCCGGAATGGGCGGCACAGACATTGGAGTGGCAAGCCACGACATTGGCACGGATACGGGCTGCGCGCGGCAGATGACTGTCACACGGTGCTGCCGCTGCCTGGGCGGGATTTGAACGCCGGCTCGTTGCTGACGCTGCGCTTGTTCACCGACGCGCCGGGGCTGGTTCGGAATGCGCCTTCGGTGCGTGGTGGCGTGCTGCGGTCGGTGCGTGCGGGAGGCGGTGCGCCAGGCACGCGCTTGCCGGTGATGGCTGCCTCGGGCGGAACTCGTGCCATGGTCAGGTCTCCTCGATGATCGGTGGAGGCTTTGCCTTGCGCGCGGCATCCATCGCGTCGCTGAACCACTGGGTGGCGAACTCCAGCCAAACGGCATCGGTGTGGATGGCATCGGAGGATGCATAGGCGGCCAGAAAGCGGGCGGCCCATTTCTCCGGGTCGTCGCCGACCTCGCGCTGGAATTCGGCACCGGTCATGGCTGGCTTGTCGGTCATCACAACATCTCCACGATGGCCCAGCCGATGAGGCCGAGCAGTGCCCAGGTGGTGATCACGAGCGCGAACAGGCGAACCAACACACCCATGGGTGCCTCCTCAGTGCCGGCAGTCCCCCCGCGCGCCTTCGCCAGGCAACGACGCGAGGGGCCGCCGTCTGGCCTCACCCAGCGGGGTCTTGGCCTTCAGTGTTGCATCACCGTAGATCGGCACCCCCTGGGCCAGTCTCTCACTGGATGCAGGAGGTCGTCAGGCTACGCGGATTTCCCCTGACCCATTCCCCAACTTCCCATGCCTGCCGCTGTGTCCGACGACACGGGCAAGGTTGAGCGATCGTCACAGCGGCCCAACCCCTGATGCAACTCGACCGTCAGTCTTGCCGCAGGCTCGGCAGCGGCGGCAGCGTGGTCGCCCCCGCCCGATGCGGCGTGTCCCGCCGAGGCGCTGGGGGCTTGGCCGGCCGCGGCGCATTGCGTGTGCCTAACTCCAGATACCGCAACTGCCGCGTGATCGAATTCTTGCTCCTGCCCATCATCACGGCGATCTTTACCGTGCCCAGCCCGTTCTGCCGCAGCCGGCGCAGCATGGCGCGCTCCTCGTCCGTCCAGGGGGTCTGGGTGGTGTGCTTCATGCGTCCGGCACTATCCTCGCGCTGTCGCGGATCTTGATCATCATCCGCCGCGTGAACTCGTCCGCGCCCATATCCACGTGGCCCGACTGCCCAGGATGCAGCGCCTCCCATTCCAGGAACACCTGTTCGATCATCTCGGGGGTGAGGCTGATCTCAACTCCCTGCGGGCCTCGGTTGATGCGCATGGGCGCTTTCTGGTGCCGGAAATTCTCTAACTCGCGATAACCGCCGTTATCGCAGGTAATCCGCCCTCACTGTAGCCTCAGCGGCCGGAGCGGGATCTCGCCAAGCAGCATCGACACCAGGATCAGGATGAAGATCAGCGCCACAATGGCGATGGCGATGGTGCCGAACGGCTGCGGCAGCGGTAGCATCTGGATGACCCACACAACCACACCAAGCACGAGCAACAAGACCAACAACCATATCAAGAGCGTGATCATGCCATGAACCCTCCAGATCCCGACAATGCTGCGTTGCAGCACCAGATCGAGGCCCTACGCGCCGAATGCCAGGCAATGCGCGAGGAAAACGCCGAACTACGGAACCAAATCCGCCAGCGCGATCACTGGATCAAAGACCTGCGCGAGACCGTCGATGCGCTCATGAGGCCACCTAAGTCGGTGTAAGGCCGAACCGAGTCGGCAGACTTTACACATTCGGGCCTTCCCGTCGGAACTATTCGTTAACCACTCCGGCCCCCGTCGCCTACCCTGGCGCTGTCCCGCCCCTGGGACATCCTTGCAAGGGAATACGTCATGAGAAAACTCCTCCTCGCCGCCACGGCCGCTGTCGGCCTCGCGGCATTACCACTCACCGCCAATGCCGCAATCTGTGCGAACGGCGCGAACCTCGGCATCTGGGTCAGCACGCCAGGCTTCACCTGCACGGTCGGCGACAAGACCTTCTCCGGCTTCACCTATGCCGCCTCCGGTGGCGGTGGGGCGACGCCGGTGGCGGCCGGCGACATCTCGATCACCACGATCAACAACGGCGCGTCGGGCATCGGCTTCCAGTTCAGCGCGCCATGGGTCGTGGCTTCCACGCAGTCCCTGGACTCACTGATCGGCTTTAACGTCGCCGTCACACCGCCGACCGGCGGCGTCCTCATCCGCGATGCCTCTCTGGTGCAGGGTGGCACCAGCTTCAGCGGC